TTGGCATTGACACGAAAATGCGAATTCGCCTTGTCCCCCAAGTTTTAAAGGAGCAAAAAAGTGCCTGACATTGCTATGTGCGAAGGGGGTGAATGCCCTGTCCGCGAAAATTGTTGGCGTTATCTCGCGCCTGCTGATCGCTGGCAAAGTTATTTCGGCACGCCGCCATTCGATGAAGAGGGCTGCGACTACTTTTGGGACGTAAACGAAAAATGAAAACGATTGTCGCTATTTTCTGCATTGCAGCGGCGCCATTTCCTGCATTGGCGCAAACGTTTCCCATTCAACAAAGTGGCAATAGCTGCCCACTTGGCTATTATTCCTCCTCGGGATATTGCGTGCCAAGCTATGGCAATTCCCGCAAATGGTCCATCAATGCTGCGCCAAATACGGCTTGTCCGTTGGGTACGTATAAAAACGGAAATTATTGCACCAAGAGCTATGGCAGCCGCTGATGGCCTGTTACGATCTGTGTCAAAGCAGACTTGCAATGCCCAAACTCGCTCGATACGAGCCCAACCGGCTGCAGATCAACAAGCGCAGGTATTACGTTTGCGACGATTTTCCCAATGTTCCCGGAGGGTGTGTTTTGCCCTCTGTGACGACTATTGCGAGCGCGTGTTCGCCCCCTGGCAAAATTGCGGCGCTCATGAACTGGCGCAAGAAAGTGGGCGACGAGGAAGCGAATCGTCGCACTCGTAATGCCGTGGATCGTGGCAATTGGCTGCATGGCGTTTTGGAGGATCTATGGAATGGAGAAGATGTGAATTGTCATCTTGATTCTTTCCCAAATTACGTTCCCTATTTCACCTCCATTTCATCGTTCCTTGAGAAAGTAGATAGTCCGCTCCTCATTGAAAGTGCCATTGCTTGGTATGACAATGCCAGGCAAATTGGCTATTCCGGCACGTTTGATATGCTCGCCAAGATGCACAGTGGCGACTATGCGCTGCTCGATTGGAAGACCAGCTACAAAGAAAAGCCTGATACGCAGCTAGCCGACTATCGGATGCAGCTCGGTGCTTATGTACAGGCCATTGAGCAGATGTATGACATTGAAATTAACGAAGCGCATTGTGCCATCGCCATCTACGACCCCGACACGGAGAAGGGCCAAGAAGCGCAAGTGGTGAGCCTGTCGGCAGGGGAGTTGGCCATGCAAGCTGGCTTGATGGTGCAGAAGACGCAGCAGTATTTCTTTGACCACTATCCCGGCGGCATGCCCTTAACAATTTCTATGGACCGTGGAGCGTAGTTTTGGGGGAAATAGGCTTAAGCTGGAGCAGCCCGTCCAGGGCCCACTACATTCCTTTGAGGAACAACCAATGCCCTCTGGCAACCTTCCCGTGTTTAGCGGCACTGTCGATCTCACCCCCGACATCCTGAATGCCGCCAAGAAAGCCGGCCCCAACGCCCAAGGTAACTACAGCTTCCGTGTGGCGCTGTGGGACAATGACAAGCGCGACAAGGACACTTCCCCTCATTACAAGGGGCAAGTGACTGTCAACAAGATGGAGAACAGCCCCAAGGCTTATTCCAGCTTCTGGAAGAACGATGGCAACGGCGCTGGTAGCAGCAGCCGCTCCTCGTCTTCTGACGATCTGTTCTAACCATGAAGCGCTCCGAGCCCATTGACTGGCCCATCTACCTTTTGGCAGTTGGCCTTGCCTTGGGCGTTAGTTTTGGAGCGGCTTGTTTAGGGGCATGGGCGGTCCAGGCAATCTGGCCGTCCGTGCCTTTTTGGCCTGCCGCCATTTTAGTTTGGCTCTGTATGGGCTTGTTTTCCCGCTCTTCAAACAATGCTTCTCACTGATAAAGAGATCAGCATCCTCGCTGAAAACGACATCATTTTTCCCTTCACTGGCGAAAAGCGCCGTGAGCTTGACAATGGCACCAAGGCACTGTCCTATGGCCTGTCGCACGCTGGTTACGACCTCCGCCTGTCCCCCAAAGGCTTTATGGTCATTGACAACAATCAGGAAGCAAAAGCGCTGGACGTAAAGCGCTTTGATGAAAGCCTGATGTATGAAGCCACGCCCATCGAAGAACTTGGTAGCACATTCTTCGTCCTTCCTCCTTTTTCCTACGCACTAGGCGTTAGCCTTGAGCACATCTCGATGCCCAACAATGTAATGGGCATCACGGACGGAAAGAGTACGTATGCAAGGCAGGGCACCATCATTAACGTTACGCCAATTGAGCCTGGCTGGTCTGGCTTTCTCACTATTTGTATTGTCAATCCCTTGGCTTTTCCGGCTCGCATCTATGCCAATGAAGGCATAGTGCAAATTATGTTTGTGCAGCTTTCAGGCGACGTAGGCAAAGCCTATGGTCAAGGAAAGTATCAAAATCAAGGCGCTAAAGTATCTTTCGCTGCCGTCTGATGCGTGAGTGCTCTTGAAGATCAGTTTCTCGGACTATGGCAGGCTCACTATCCCGATCTCCCATTGATTAGGGAATTTAGTGATGTGCCCACTTGGGAAGCTGATTTTCAGGAGCGCTATGCAAAATCAAAACGATCCAAGCGCTATCGGGCCGACTTCGCTCACCTTCCATCCAATAGCCTCATTGAAATCCAAGGAGGCACTTTCAATCGAGGCCGTCACGTCACTGGCAGTGGTTACGAGCGTGATGCCAGAAAGTTCAACCTCGCCACAATGGGAGGATGGCGAGTGTTTTTGTTGACTAGCCAAACGGCCAAAGACGCCTTTTGGATTGAGAAGATCGCCGCTGCACTTCGTCGCTAACTATTTGCGTGGCTTCGTCAAGAAGTTCAGCAGCAGCCTTCAAATCAAAGTCTTTCATGGACATGGCCTGACGAAGCTCTAGGTTTTCCTTCACCAATGAGCCCACGGCCTCCTGCATATTGGACCAGCCTTCCATTAAATTAACTGCCACTTCCCGCAGTTTTTCCACATCAGAGCATTCTGCAATGGCACGCTTATTGGCAGCCAGTGCAAAGTCTCTTTCTAAACTGCGCTCAAACGGACCCATGGCGGCAATGTAAGGACGGCCTTGATAGCTTAACTCTACTGGAATAGAGAAATGCGTAGACATCTTTCCAAAACTGTTTGCTTTAGCCTAACCAAGAGGGCCTATGGCAGACAGTTTGTTTACAAGGTGGACCATGGCAAGAAAGCCGTAATTAAAGCTACGGAGCACCGTCCATTCCAGCTTCCACGCACTCCTCGCAACTACGATTGGCGTCCTGGTGAGGAAGTGGTATATGTGCAGCCCACTGCAGCAGGGTGGATGCTCACCAGCATTGTTGGCACCTTGATTGGTTTTGTTTTTAATAATGGCAAGAAACGCGCAGTAGTCATTTGGCACTCAGAAACCAGCATTTCGCCTACAATCGGTTTGCAGCGTTTGCGACCAGCCTCCTTGTTTCATGGCCTCAATTAGCTCTTCCTTGGACCCCTTGAATGATGGCATCAGCTTTGTGCGTCTTATTGACTGGATGGGTAGTTCTCTTGATATCGTCTGCGATGCTCGCCAATCTTTTGAGCAAAGCAGTGCTAAATGGTCTGAAAAAGACCAAAAACTCCTGAATTATTTAGTAAAGCATCAACATACAAGTCCATTCCGTGGCGTTGTGACGAAGTGGCAAGTGAAGGCTCCGCTTTTCATTGCTCGCCAATGGTGGAAGCATGTGATTGGCGGCACTTATGCCAATGATCAACTGGGCTGGAACGAAAAAAGCTTTAGATATTGTGAAGCCGATAGCGAAGAATTTTATATGCCTCGTGAGTTTCGCCGGCAAAGCGAGAGCAATAAACAAGCCTCAGCCGGCCCTCTGGAAGGCCGTGCCAATGACTTGGCCATGATTGAATATGCCAAGGGCTTGCAGGCCGCCAAGGGCGCCTACCAGACGCTTCTGGCACTGGGCGTGAGCAAGGAGCAAGCTCGTGGCGTGCTGCCCACTTCGCTCTATACTTCCTTCACTTGGACTTGTAGCCTGCAAGCATTGCTTCATTTCATCAGCCTTCGCTCACCAGCGGATGCTCAAGGTGAAATTCAAGCCTACGCTCAGGCGCTGTCCCTGTTAGCACGGCCTCTATTCAAAGAGGCTTTTGATGCTTTTGAAGCCAATGACTGTTCCTTCTGAAGGTCGCCCCAAAATGTTTGATTCCATTGACAGCCCCTTTCATTACGGATTTGGCGGTATTGAATGCATCGAGGCAATTGAAGCGTCGATGAGCGCAGAAGCTTTTAGAGGCTTCGCGAAGGGGAACATTATTAAATATGTTTGGCGCTATGAAAACAAAAACGGCCTAGAAGATTTGAAGAAGGCAAAGTGGTATTTAAAAGCGCTCATCTTTGCTATGGAAATGGAGCAAGAAAAAGAAGCGCTTGATGCCATTGAAAACAATTGCAAGGACGGCTTCTGCCCTATGCCCGGCGCTCGCATTGGAGAGCGGGCCATTGATGAGCCCATGTTTTCTCCCATTAGCAATTGCTAAGCGACGCAAGCTTCTTCTAGCAGAAAGCCCCCAATAATGGGGGCTTTCTCTTGCACAGGGATATAAAGGCCGTAATCCTCCGCATATGCTTCCACATTTTGCAATGAAGTGTGGGCGCTGACAAAGCTATTGCAATACACCCAGTTCGTCAAAATTTCCTCCCGATGAGGCGTCCAGAATTGCTGAGGGCGCCACCATTCAAAAATAGGCTCCGCTCCTTTATCTAAATTACAGCTTTTACAAGATGGCACTAAATTATATTTGGCGAAATGAGGACCGCCCCTGCTTTTGGGAACAATGTGGTCCAAAGTAAGCTTTTCGTTCCATTTTCCGCAGTAAGCGCAGGCACACTGCCCGAATGGTCCTCTTAGCGGATAATCTTCAAAAATACTTTTTCTAAAGCGTCGTCTTGCATCTCCAGGGCGAAGTTCAATGAGAGAATAAAGCAGCTCATCGGGACCATTCGCTATCTGCATGGGAGCATATTTAGTTTTCTTGCCACCAATCTAACGGCTAAATTCGCCCCGCTGAGAATGTCTATAATTGATAAATGCGCTACCACCAATGAAAAATTTTCAAGAGGGACTGACTAATTTTGTAGCGACCATTACAGCAGGCATGCTGCTTTCTACTGGTGCCATGCTCATCACAGTGGGCAATCAACAAGTGAAAGTAGCCACGCAAATTGAAAGCATCACGGAGAAGCTCGATACTCTCACTGAAAATATTACGGCCCTAGAAAGTAGGGTGCGCTCTTTAGAAATTCGACGCTAGGCTATAAACATACATTCGCTTATCAAACAATGAGCGGCGCTGAATGGTTTGTGGTTGGCGGCATTCTTATTGCTGCTGCTGATCAAATTCTTGATCGTTCCCCCTGGAAAAGCAATAACGTGCTTCAGCTTCTTCTTGAAGGGCTGAAGACCATCTTCCGTGTGAAGAACTGAGGCTTAGCCATGTGGGCCAATAATAGGGCATTCTGGGACGAATGTTTCCAGACGGCCCGACGTTGCGGCGCTCGTTATCCCGAGCTTGTCGCAGCACAGTGCTGCCTAGAAAGTGGCTTTGGCAAGCACACCAGTGGCAAGAATAATTATTTAGGACTGAAGGGGCCAGGCACTGCCACGACTACGCAGGAGTGGTATGACGGCCAATGGGTGACGATTAAGGCGGGCTTTATTGACTTCCCAAGTCTCACTGCATGCATTGATTACTTAGTCACTCGCTGGTACAAAGACTATCGTCATTTCAAGGGGATTAATAATGCCCCTAATCGTTATGCAGCAGCGCGTGCGTTAAGAGAGCAGCATTATGCCACCGACCCTGACTATCCAGCAAAGCTGTCTAAGCTGATGAAGGAATATGCTCCCGAATCCACCAAGATTACCATGATTGGCCCGAAGAAACGTCCCCAAGACTTTGGCTTTAAAGCTGGCGATTCGCATTTGATTGTTAATGATATTAGCGAGACGATGAAAGCTTTTTCCTATGAAGGAAAGCTTTTATGGGAGATTCCTTGTCTTGCTCGCGGGCAATATTCCGACAATGAATTTAAGCTACAAAATTCTGACACGCCTCCAGGACTGTACAGAATTGGCTCCATTTATAGGGACTATGAAACCGTTGGAGGCAAGCCTGCCTATGATCGCACGCTCATGGCCTATGGCTGGTACAGCTTTGATTTAATGGAGCTGGAAAACCAAGAAGCCGGCAATGGCAGGGCTGGAATTATGATCCATGGCGGTGGCAGTGCATGCGGCTGGCCTGGTGCATGGGCTCCCAAGCAAAAGCTTTTCCCCACTCATGGTTGCGTGCGTTGCCACAATGCTGATCTTCGTGATCGTATTTTGCCCCTAACAAAACAAGGGGCAGTTTTTGTTAGCGTTTTTCAAGAAGGATGAGCGGCCAAAGTTGGTTTAATGCTCTGTGCTATGAGGCGGGATTGTGGGCCGTTACAAAACGGCCCTCTCTCGCCTTCCAGCCATGGTTCAAAATGCTTATGGCCTATTGCAGGCCAGATTGGGC